GAATGCGTACGACAGTCACCAACACAACATTTTGGATTGGTATCCGATGTTTGAAGCCGCGATGCAACGGTTTTTGCGGGAGGGAACGGGAGTGGTCTATGTGCACTGTCATGCGGGAATGAACCGTTCTGGCTTTCTTGCATTGGCGTATGTTGTCACCCATTTTTCCATTGGGTTGCCGGAACTGATTGCGGCCACTCGGAGGCAGCGACCTGTGTTGTTTCAAAATCCGGTCTTCATGAACCAGGTACAAGAGTTCATAAACAATGGACGTGTTTCGCGTCCGAAAGATTCGGGATGCGCCTCCTACATCCACAACGTCAGGAACCTTGGACTCGTTACACCAGGAGATCGTACAGAGCCTGCGCGAATCGAAGACAATGCAGGAGAGCCTGAAGGAGGAGCTGGAGACCCTTCGGAAGGAACTGTCGGACCTCTACCAGGAGAATGACGTGAATGCGATCGTCGTCGCAACACGCAAACAGCATCGGATCCGCGAGATTGAAGATGAGCTTCTTCATGCACATCCCGTGGAGGAGTACTACCTGAAGAATATGGACTTGCTGAATGACTATTACAAACGGCAGGATGCAGTTGCCGTTCCGTCCGCAACTCCCAAAGATGCAAATACGTTCATGAAGTTCTTCAGCGGGGCTGCCGTGGAGACGACCGGTCCCACGCGCAAGCAGATGTATGATGAGTACGTTCAGCGCATGAAGTTGTCGTCAGGCGCTGAAGCCCGGCAACGAATGACGGAGCACTGTGTCGCGTGCAATGTCGCGCGCGAAGAGATCTCGTCGGAGGGCATTCTTGTTTGCCCTCGGTGTGGGTCGGAAGAGTATGCACTCGTTGTCTCGGATTTCCCATCGTTTCGTGATCCGCCCAAGGAGAAGAACAACTATGCCTACAAGAAGATCAATCACCTCAATGAGATCTTGAACCAGTTTCAGGCGAAAGAGAGTACGATCATTCCCGAAGATGTGATGAACGAGGTGGTCTTGGAAATCCGCAAGCGTCGGATTGCGAATATCGCAGACCTGACAGAGGAGGATATCCGCCAGATCTTGAAGAAGCTGAACCGAAGCAAATATTACGAGCACCGAGCCCACATTTTGAGCCGACTGAATGGCAATCCACCTCCCACAATTACGCCAGAGATTGAAGAGAAAATCCGGGCCATGTTTCAGGATATTCAGGCCCCGTTTCTGATCTACTGCCCGGATGATCGGACGAACTTCTTGAGCTACTCCTACATCTTGTACAAATTCTTTGAACTCCTCGAACTCGACGAATACAAAGTCTTTTTTCCATTGCTCAAGAGCCGTGACCGATTGATTGCGCACGACACGATCTGGCAGAAGATCTGCGAATACTTGGGATGGGAATTCATCCGGTCTGTTTAAGAGTAGAGCCAGAGAGTGATCTCGCTCCACAGCGGCTCATTGCTGTTGAATGCGGCCAACTGATGACACGTCCTGGAAATATGGTTGGGGTTTGTGACGTCGATTGAGGCAAGAATGTTCAAGAAATCCTTGTGATGAATGTACTTCGGCGCGTTCCCGAGAAGTCGGGTGCGCTCTGCAGGATCTTTGTGGAGGAGGGCGCGGCCAATGACAATGTCCATTGGTAGAAGGGGACAAGATCTCTTAAGATGACTCGTATCCGTCGTGAACGGAGTTTACGGTGAGTGCAGTCACACCAACGCGTTGGGTGATGTCGCGAGGCACATAGGGCTCGGACAAGGCCGGACGCTCACGCCGACGGAATTCAGGAATTGGGTAGTCATCGTCAGAGGCGAGAAAGCACATCACGGTCTCAACCACGTCTCCGTTGTGATACGCAAGGTACCGCTGGGCTGTCTCGCGGGACACTTGTGTCTGCTCTACGATGAGATCGATGTCAATCGGATCTGTTCCGGTTGGGTACTCTTCGGCAGGGCGATCGCGATACCGTTGCTCGAGCTCGCGGCGAATGCGAGGCCTCCACATCGCGCGCCGTCCAAACGATGGGTGTGTATCCTCCTCTGCGAGCGTGTTGTACATGTCTTGGACCGTGTACGAACGGCCGGTTCCAGCCACTGCTGTATCCACCCAGATCCGAACGTCCGGCTGAATTCTCTCGGTGGCTTCGGTCGCTCCAAAGGTGTGACGGCACATGGGACAGGTCTGGGCTGTGGTCGCCCAGGTCGCTAGGCATCCAAAGTGGAACGTGTGTCCGCAGGTCATCCGAGCTGAGCTCGTGGTTTCGTTGATTGCTTCTGTGCAGATTGAGCACTCCATCGTAACTGTGATGGAAATAGTGCAGGAGGGTCATGAATTCGTTTTTCGGAGAGCTGCGAGTTTCACGGGGGTGCCCGGAAGAGTCCAATCAATGACCATCTGCGAGCCCTGAATGTAGGTGCGACAGTCTGGAAACACGCGCCGAAGTCCCGCCGCAATGTCCCGAAGCGAGAGGGGCTCGGATTGGTCATACAAAAATGCGGTGTATCCTTCTGCTGCAGCGTTTGCGATTGTCTCCGAAAGTCGGGTGACGCAGACTTCCACAGCTTCCTGGTAGATGAGTTCTTGGATCGTCATTCTGACGTGTTGGCGGTTGATCTGTAAGTTGGTTTTATGGACTGTGCTTAATAATCGGAGACGTCCAATCAATCAGAATTCCACTCCTCTGCTCACGAACTCCTGGACGCACGTCCTCCCATGTTTCTGTGTAGTCAACTTTACAGCCCGGGAACTTGTTCCGAAATCCTTCGAGCAATTCGTCAATGGTAATGATGGTGGGTGCAATTCGTTTCAGATAGTCTCCCACTTTGACCAAGCACGATGTCTTTCCAGCTGTTGCCGCAGTGAGAACGGGCTGATAAAGATTGTCGACCGCACAGCGTATTGCGTCTCTGCGCTGCTTTGCGGGAAGTGACTGAAGGTGTTCTGCCGAATACGTGTACGCAAATCCGAAGTCCATCTTGTGTGTAAAATGTCTATCATCGGAGGCACCTAATCCGTTTTAGAGCGTTTGCCTCCAGCAACTTTTGTGGGTTACCCGATCATCCCAGTCAAGATGATATGCACCGTTTTTTCGCCGGTCGCCAATCGGCACAAGACGTTTCATGCAAATTCTACATATACCTCTTCGTTTGAACTCATCACGTGCTTTGTAGACCCATCCGCGATGTGACATATAAATCCACCACCATGCTCGTTCGTCTTCGTGAATACATATTGGCAAAGTACCTTGCTCAAAACACAAACGAATTGTGTTAAATACGTCTTCTTGTGTGGACGAATTTGATACCGTTATAAACTGCGAACAGGAACGACAATCGCAATTGAGTACTCGGTATGCGAGTTTCTCGATTGAATTTTCAAATCCAGCTAACCATGCGACATATTCGTTTGACAATAGTATAAGTGGTTGACCTTTGTTTTTACCAAACGGAAGAACATTCATTCCTATTATTACGGGATTTGATCATAAATTCGTTTTATGCTTCTTTGAGCTGAAAGACGCCAATCCATTTCTCTCCACGCTCAGGCTTCCCGTACTGGGCAATGAGAAGTGCGCGAAGTTTTACGGCATCTCCTCGGGTTGTTCCAGTTTCTCGTTTCCACTTTTGAAATGCTGCTGCAACATCTCCCCATATAACAATTTGATCTTCGTCGTTCGGCGGGTAGATGTGCTTGTCCAAAAACTGATGGAGCACATCGTCTTTCTGTTCGGCAACCGCTGGCTCTGGAAGTGATCCACCGTCTGCATCCCACGAGGTCCCGTCGACCAGATCAAACAGCAGACGGACGTGCTCTACCGTCACACGGAAAAACTCGCGCTTCGGATTGACCCGTTTGTCGTGAAGTAGCTTGTGAATGATCTGCTCTTTCGCATTCGGCTCCCGAACAAGCTTCGCAAATTCCACCATATACGGCATCGGAGGCCCCCATGTGTTCGGCAGGTTTGCTTCTTCCAACCGCTGCTCCACCGGTCGTTCTGTATACCCGATCTTCAGAAGACCTGGCATAGCTGGATTGCTAAAGCAATAAATGTATCCAATTGTCATTGTCTGATATCTCTATTGTCTCGTAAATTTGATCATCGTCTTCCCCGACGACAGTACTTCTCTGTGTGCTCTTCCTCTCCGTCATACTCTCCATCTTGGCAGATCCGACAGTCTCTGTCACACTCCGGATCTCCACAGAGATTGTAGCTGTCGTCCCACAGAGGGGTCGTCTCTTCGATGAGCCCATCCACGCGCTTCATCACGCTTGCGATCTTCGTCCCCAATCGCTCGTATTCTTGGAGGAGCTCGGGGATCCCCGCGCGAGCCTCTTCAATCTCCTGGATCAAGTTCCCACACTGTTCTTCCATCCACTCGCGATCAATCCGCATGGCCATCACAAGAATGCACAAGGG